CTTCTGCACCTTCAGCATCAGGGTCACGATGACCGGCTGAATGAACTGTAATTTTCTTAAAATGATATTTACCGTGACCGGATTCTACACCATTGTATTTGTGTAATAAATGGTGCATTTCTTTAACACGGTCAGAACCAACAACCATATGAAGATGTGTTACACCTTTTTTGTGTAATTCAGCTGCATGATGTAATACGGTTGGATGTTCTTTAGAGGAAGATTGAAAATGGGTGCCTGGAGAATAACGCTTTAGGTGTTTAACTTTCTGTTCACCACTTAAAGGATTCTTTTTAGCGTCCTGTGAATGTGAAACCACGACTGAATGAGTTGCATTGTTTTTATGTGTAACTTCTTTAACTTTATCAATGAGTTTAAGATGTCCAGTTGTAGGAGGATTCATTCTACCAAAAGTCATCACATGATGTTTGGCAGATTTTTCTTCTTCTAACAGTATTTCTTTAAATGATTTCATTGTATTATGTTGCGCCTATTTTCATATTTGTCAAAGGACCATTATTATGTTTAGCCTGTAAAGAAAAAACTTTATGACCTTTTTTATCGTGTTCATGTTCGTGTGCATGAACATTAATATTTGCTTCGCCACCTTTATGAAAAGAAAAATGATGAGCATTTCTAATTTTATGATATGTATCATTATCAGATGGATCACTTACAGTAGCTTTAGCTTTCTTATCGTGTCCGCCTTGACCATGAACTTTAACATATGGTAAAGAATGTTCTGAATTTCCTTTAATGTAGGTACTCAAAAGATGGTGTTTAAGTTCTTCGTGGTGACTTTTGGCCATTTCCGAATAACCTTTATGTAATTTATCTCTTACTTCACCATTAATTTTTCTGGCGTGTTCTCCTGCTTTTTTGTAGAGTCCACTCTTTTTATATTCAGGATTTTCTATCTTTTTTTCAGCATCTAAATGTTTAGGACCTTTGATTGCTCTTACTGCTGCAGCTTTATTTGTTCCTAATTTATGTTTGGCCATAAACTCCAAATGACGATTATGCACATGGGTATGAATGTCATATTCACTCATGGCTACCTCCTAAATGTTTACCTAAAAAGCTGCTAAGTTCTTTTGTCCCACCATTATGGAATCCAATTTTACTGACAGAACTGGATTTTGCTGAAATACCCAAGTAATGATGTTTTGCTGAAGATGGTTTTTTATGAAACTTAACAGCAACATCACTTGGATTTTCTTGTTGTGTTGCTTTAATACCTGTTTTCTTTTCAATATCACCAGGTTTATGTGTCATATGAACTTCATGAACACCTTCATATCCAGATTTTTTGGCGTGGTCTAAAAAAACTTTATGTTGTTCTTTAGCTCTATCTTGTTGAGTTTTTACTTCATGTGTTCCGTATTTCTTATCGTGAGCGTCTAATTTAGATTTGTGGTGTTTATCTAATTCTTCATGTTCTTTATCGATATATTTACCGCCATTTAAATGTTTTGCTAATTGAGTTTCGTTATAACCACCACGATGTGGATTGATTGAAGCAGAAGCTTTCTTGGCTGCTGAATGTCTTTCCATTTCTGCGGCCGACATAGAAGGTTTTTTAGCAAGTTCATCCAAACGCTCTTCGTGTAACTTGTCAACCAAAATCATATCATGGTCTTTTTTCAATTCTTTAGCAACATCATCTGGAGTTAAATGACCTGAAAAAGAATGTGTCAAATCACCAAACTTATTATGGAGGTGATAAACATTGTTTTCTGCATCGTGACTTAATTTATACATTCCTCTTGTAGGATGAAAAAAAGAATGATATCCTTTTTTTATTTGTTCTTTTAACCAAAATTTAAAAGATTTCATTTTCTTACCTTTAATAAATTTTGTTTAGCAAATTCTGCACGATTAACCAATTTGGTTGGTTGACCTTCGTGGTGAACCACAAAACCTTCTGGTTTAGATTTCTTACCATCAATATGGTGTTCATAGTGGCCCTCATGTGTTTCCAATGATTTAACCAATGCATTTTTTGCTTGGTGTAAATGGTGATGCATCGCAAACAAATTACTATAATGTGTTGCGTTTTTTTCAACGTGTTTAATTTGTTTTTCACCTTCACCAACTTTTTCTGCTTTACTTTTTTCAGTTTTAACTTTAGCAGCCATCTTTTGATGTTCACGGTGTAAGTGGGTTTTAAATCCTTTGGTACTTGGAACTTCATCATGTTTAACTGTATGATTTATGTATGTTGATAGATGGCCATGTTCTCCACTATGTTTTGGATGAATGGCATCATACATTTTATTTCCATTAGTATCATGAATTTCTCTAGCAGCATTCATATGCTTATGAAACTCTTTTTCATGAGCTTCAGAATGATTTACTTTACTTGTATCGTGTTCTGCACCGTGAATATGAACATCTGGATGGTGTTTGAAATGTGATACATCAACATGAGGAGAAGCGTGTTTCATATCATCACTATATTGGTGATGAACTACCACACCAACTTTAGACCTTTTAATCTTTTTTGCTTCGTCACCATGAGCGGTATAAGTGATTGTATTTGGTGTAAAAGATACTTTACCAGATTTGGCTTCTACAATATAACCTTCATGTAATTTTCCACTTTCTGCATGGTGCATCAAGTCACCCTGATAAACTCCATGTTTTGGTGTTACTTTTGGTAAATGTTTTAATGCGTGTTTGAGGGCCCGAGCTAAACCGGGTGCGTGGCCATGGTTTTTATCAATATCTTTTTCTGTATGGTTAATTTTTGGATTCTTGTTAAAAGCAGATTTTGTTGCCACAAAGAATTTACCATTACTAGGATGATGACCAAAAACAATTGATGGAGAACCATCATACTTCATTGTCAAATTGGTATTTTTGTGACCAGCTTTAATATGTTGATGTGCTTGCATCAAAGCACCATGAGCGTGTTCAAAACCAGCATGGCCGTGCATTAACGGTCTATCTTCTGCATGGTGAATATGTTTAAGTTCAGAACTCTGTTCGGTTTCTTCTGTTAGAAACGACCTAAAAGATAACATAGATTTTCCTTTTGATTTGCAATACACTTTGATTGCCGTATTTCTTATTTATACAACTTTTAAAATCTTAAGCTTAAACTTTTAAAAAATTGGGTTAGATACATAGTTACAAATTTATTCCTTTTTTGATCCTATTATGGTCAAAATATTGGGGTAACTATCTATCGGTTTTCTAACAACATCTTCTGGATTGCCGATATAATCAATTTTATAGTTAGCCGCAATTAATAAATTAATAATCCCATTAGAATCAAAGTGATGGAAGTGTTCATTTTCCCTACGATGTTTCCAAGTTCTAAACCACTCTGCACCCAATGATTCGTGGAACCAAGGTACCGAAATAACAAGATATTTTATTTTTTTATTTTTTAAAAACTTCACCAAGTTGCGTTGGTTTAAATGTTCAATAGAATCGTAGAAAGTCATCACATCAACCTTCAAATTGTCTGGAATTACTGTTCTTTTGGATCCTAATGGTGTAGGATAATCTGATATGTCGTAACCATAAACATCTTTATCTTGTCTGACACAATGTTTCATAAAAGCACCGTTACCATAACCATAATCACAAATACTATCAAAATTACCAATTGTATTTTGTATGAGATTGTATCTTAATTCTGACATTACATCATTTGTACCATAAGTATCATAGCTTTTTTTGGAATAATCTGCTTTATAATCTGGTGATGCACCGGTTTGAACAGATTGAAACCAATGACCTGCAGCTAATTTCTTATAGTTTTCAATCATAATTTTTTTGACCCACCACCATAAATGAATTTAATAAATCTTTTTCAGAATTAAATACATATCTATAACCACTATCATTCATATAATCAACAATAGTTTCAGGAACAAAAGCATGAATATGTTTACGATTGTTCCATGGTCTCCAATATTCTTGGCTATAATGTGGTAAATATAGAAATAAAACGCCACCATTTTTCAATTTAGATGTCCAGTAATTAAGAGCACCAACCCAATCAGGTAAATGTTCTAAACAATGACTTGAGAAAATGTAATCCACTTTACCATCAGGAAGATTGTAGGCATCCCAACCATCGTTAAACTGTAAATCGATAGCTTGAGCACCAGGAAATGCCCATTCTAAACGATTACAACCAATATCATAACCTACACCTTCACAAAATTTCTTCGCAAATGGAATGGCATATTGTGCAGCGTTACCTTCAAGTTGAATTCCAGGATAAAGTTTATCTTTATATAAAATTGTTTTCATAGTCCGTTTTCTTCAAAGTCACCAAGATACATCAATTTTGATTTTCTATTTCCATAGAAGTGTTTTTGAAATGTTTGTTCGATGGGTTTATTGTCCCACATTCTTAAATCATCTGTCCATAAAACAACTTGGTCTATATTCATTAAGTCAGCCATAACTGCCGTACCTGTAAATGCCGAAATAAAAGGTTTATCACAATGTTTAATAATGTAAGCGTTCTCTATTAGAGTTCTATTATAATCTAAAAAGTTTACATTGGCAAGATGTGATAGTGTACCTGACGCTCTTCTACCATCAATAAGAGCACCTGTCCATCTATCACCAACATAATTACCATCTGCAATTGGTATATTTAAATCTGGTACTTTTAATTCAAATTCATCATCTACTTCAAATAACATACGATAATTATCATTAACCCAATTCTCATAACGACAAGTTTCAGTTGGCCGATGATTATTTTCTTTATCTTCTCTGGTGATTGAGCTTAATTGTATACCGTCATAATTCATAATGATATACTCATCATCAAAGATAACACCACCAATACAATCTTGGTATTCAATGAATTCTTTGAAACCATTAAATCGTTTCATTTCACCACGAACAACTAAATCAATTTTTTCATTGGTGTATTTTGATAAACCAGATAATACAGGAAATGCATTTAAAAAATCACCAAGATTAATGGTATGTCTAATTGCTACTTTCACTTTGATATTCCTTAAATATGATAAATGGAGATTCTTCTTTAATAGGATGTAATTCAAATAATTCTGGTTTTTGTAAATACGACATTAACATTAATGTTTGGTCATCATCAATTAAATTATTCTTCAATAATTCATTAATACTATGGTGAATCAACGCTTCTAATGTTGGCCACATAGTTTTATCTGCAACAATCATAGAACCGTGTGTGTGAACAATATTATTAGCAATAATATCAAGAATAAAACTACCTTCATAATTACGAACATTAAAGAAATGTATTTTTTCTTTATTAAAAGGATATTGCCATTTAGTTACGCCATTTGTTGTTGAAGCTTCACGACAATAACCAAAATCAAGCCAAGCAACCAAGTCTGTTTCAACATATCCCATTTGAATGGCACGGTTGACAAAAGTGGACTTGAGTGCATTGACAACTACATAATCAGCGCTCCAATATTCAGGATTACGCACTTGCATGGGATTTATTTTCTTTAGATATTCTGGATTCTTTTGAACCGTTGATACAGCATTACGCAGTTCTTGAAAAGAATTTGGAAAATCCACTACTAGAATTTCTGTTGGTCTATCTTCTCTCAACTCTTTAATTTTATCAACGTGTTCACTAGAACAATAAACAATAATTTTATTTTGAAGTTTAGCCATGTGACCAAATCGTTCAAAGTAAGTATCTGTTGTTCGGTGTAAGTAATGTGGTAAACCTTTGTCAGGTGTCCAATCTCCACGACCAATATCAAAAAAAGCAGTTACAATAGTAATATTCATAATCAATAATAATTTTTAAAGTTGTGAACCAGATTATATTCTGGAGGTATAGTAGATAGGTCGTAAGGAATCTTGGTTGGCCATATATTAAAGAATCTTGGATTCTCTGTCAAATCTTTACCACACAATAAGTAGAATACTGTCATATATGAATCAATCCAACCAAGAGTAGGATAAATGTTGTTTTGGATATAATCAATATGTGTAACTAACCAAGAACGAACTTGGTCATAGTTTTGTAAAAATGTAGAAGTTTTAAAAAATGAACCGCCACCTGTTGTGTAGTAATTCTTTTTAGGCACAACACCAGAATATCTGGTAATCATATCCATAAGTTCTTGTGGAAATGCTGGTACTTGACCTGGATATTGTACGACATGGCCAACCATTTCCCATTCTTCTTCTAAATGAAGTTTAGATAAGATAATCACATCATCTTCCATCATTGTAAAGAAATCAGTATTCATTTCTTTAACACCTTGGTGCAATCTATCTAACCATTCAATTGCTTTGTCTTTACGATAACCAAAAGGTTGTGTTTGTGGTCCTAATGTCCAATCATGTGGTTGATAAATGCAATTATATTTCTCGGCCGTATGT